CAGAGTGTAGTTGTTCGGGACACGGTAATTGTCACCAAGACAAAGTACCTGACCGACACTCTGGAACTTTACAAGGACACGACCATCTACCAAGACAAGGTAAGGCTTCAACTCCAGTACATCGACCGAAAGGTGTACGTTGAGGCAACTTGCTTGCCCGATACCATCCGAGTTACACAAACCAAGATTCTCACAAAGGAGAAGAAGCAGAGGGGATGGACTTTTGAAGGTGCGGCAGTTATGCTTGGGCTTATCCTTGTCGCTGCGTACTTCATCAAGAAGTGGATAGATAAGCTCGTAGAGTAAGTTTATTTGGCTCCTGCTGCACTTAAATACTAAAATGGTATAAGTGTATGCCTTGAGGTATTTGGATGCGTTAGAACGCAACTTCTTTCTTTTTCTTTGTTTAGTTTCTTTTTCTTTAAGTTGTTTGGTAAAGTTAAGAGTTGACTAACTACTAATTAAAGTCAAGTTAATAGTTGATTAAGTTAAGTAACTAACTAAGTTAACTTGTAAAAAAAACAAAATAAAATTGACATACGCAAGTCCTTATGCTAATATGTAATGATTCTAAATAATGAATGACCACATCTACATTTATTGGGATGATGTACCTTTGGCAAATGACACCAAAGTACTACATCGGCTTGAAGTTGAAGATAGAGGCGAAGGATGTGGTGATGGACTTCCAACCTGATAATTACAATCTTGGAACTGCCCTTACCTACTTGATGAGAGCAGGGAAGAAACCTCACAATCCTATCTGCGATGACATAAGAAAGGCCATCGCTCACCTACAATTTGAACTTGAACGCCAAGATGAGCAGCAAACCATTAGCGCAACAAGCGAAGGAAGCCAAACAACAACAGGAAAGTATGCAGTACTATACTAACCCAGCCAAGCGCAGGAAGATAGACTTCATCCTTGAGGAGTGCGCCACGCTGATGTCTAACTGCGAAGCCACATACCAAGCTCGCCAACAGGCGAAGTACAAAGAACAAGAGCTACTGGGTGAGATTGCCAAGATAGACCTGCACTTCGCCATCCAATGCGGCTATCTGATTCCCGATAATTGAAAAGCTACAAGGTCGTAGTCACAAAGGTTCCGAGCTTAAATGCATTTTATGCATCAAGGCATTGGACAGTCCGCAAAAAGGCTAAAGACTTACACTCGGATGAAGTCCTTGCGCAGCTTTACGCATACGACTGCGAGCAAATAACCGATGTGAAAATCACTTGCAGAGTAAACTACCGCTACGATATTGATAATTCCATTATGGCGGTGAAGTTTGCGCTTGACGCTTTTAAGACTTGGGGTGGCGTGAAGGATGACTCACGCAAATACGTCAAGTCTCTGAAGATGGTTCACGATACGACAATTACAAAAGACACGGCAGAAATAACCTTCACGGGTTTGTTGGTATCAGAATAAGTTGTATATTTGTATAACTTAAAACCAATCAGTTATGACTTTATCTTTCAGTTCAGACGTTTACACCGAGATGGTGCAAGTGCAACAAGCACAAATCCAAGCACTTCAAAACAAGATACAAGAGCTTCAAGCTCGTATTGATGTATTGGAGCAGCAATCAATTCTATTTATCTAAAACCAATCTATTATGCCTAAAATTATTTCAATCACCCCCACAGGACAGTGGCAGGATTTATACAAACTTGAAGTCAGGTTCGACTCAGGGGATTTTGGAACTGCCTTTGCCAAATCACAGACCCCACCCTATGCCGTAGGCGAAGACGTGGAGTACACCAAGAACGAAAAGGGTACGGTGAAAATCCAACGAGCCAATGCTTTTGGCGGTGGTGGATACACCCAGTCTGCACCATCTGCTCTTTCATATGCTGGTAAGACAGATGACCGTTCCGCTTCTATCATCCGACAGGTTGCTTTGAAGTCTGCGGTGGAGTACGCTTGTGCTGCGCAACACGATGTCAACACCATCCTTGCCAACGCAGAGACCTTTAACGCTTGGATGACAGGGCAGAGTGCTGCTCCTGCATCACACACCGAGCATTTCGCAAATCGCAACGACCCTTTCTGATTGGTTTTATATTAGGTCGTTGTGTGAAGCCCCTCTACGGAGGGGTTTTTTTATGTCAATTATTTTGTTATATTTGCTCACCAATCAGAATCAATGATACACCCCGACCTTCTTTCTAACGAGTCTTCGTTACCATATCTGCAACGCGCCCTCAAGGGCAAGTACTACGACACTGGCAAGCTCGGTGTTTATGAGGTAGACCAATACCTACGCCTTAAAGATGGTGAGTTTGTCGTAGTGGTCGGCCACGCTAACGTGGGCAAGACCCATACGCTGCTTTATCTTATGCTCTTGCAGTCGTATAACTTTGGCAAGAAGTGGCTGATATACTCCGCAGAGAACGAAGTGCCAAGCCTCAAGCGCAAGCTCATTGAGTTCCTTGTCTGCAAACCCATACAGGGAATTGATGAGGGGATGATGTACCGCAAGCTTGACTTCATCAACGAGTACTTCCAATTTCTTGACGGCAATCGGCTATTCACCGCATTTGAACTTCTTGAGGTGATGAACTCTATCAAGAACGAATGGAACTATACAGGTGCTTTGATTGACCCCTACAACTCCCTATCCACAGACCAAAAGAAACTTGGCAAGACAGGGATGCACGAATACCACTATGAGGTAGCCTCTGCGCTGCGTGTGTTTGCTCACACTAACAACGTCACCACTATCGTAAACGCCCACCCTGTTACTGAAGCGATGCGCAAGGTGTTCTATAAAGGACACCAATACGAAGGGATGCCAATGCCCCCAAATGCGGCAGATGTTGAAGGAGGGGGTAAGTGGAGTTCCCGCAGCGACTGTTTTGTTGTGATTCACCGTTTTGCAGCCCACGAAACCGATTGGATATACACACACATTCACGTTCGAAAGGTCAAAGAGATGGAGTCTGGTGGGCGCATCACGCCCCTTGAGACACCGCTTGTTTTGCAGAGCGTGTTGGGTAATGTCGGTTTTGTGATAAACGGGCGTAACTTGCTGCCAATTAAAATGGATGAAACGCCTGCGACTGATGTACCCTTCTGATGACTCCCACGACCTTTACATAAGGGAGAAGCAGTTGATGCTTGCAGGTACTGCGATGTGGTTGGCGCAGCAAGCAGCAGACAAGGCAAAAGGCAGAGAGGTACAAGATGACATCCTGCACCACGTTATGAGCTGCCACTATGCAGACCTCCTCTTGCAGCAGTTTATTGACTACCGCCAGTTCACCGAAGGCAAGATGAACGAGATGTACCTTGCTAACGCCAAGCTGCGAGTTGATAGTGAGCAGATGATATACGAGATACAACGCCTGCAAGGGATTATTGAGGACTCGCTATGAAGCAAATCCTTTCACCCTTTCAGAAGTACGAATGTTTCTCCGTTGACGGAAGCGACTACCTCGTAGTAGACTACACCATAATCCAAGACAAGGATGACAATTTAGTGGAGTGGGCGAGTGAGATGAAGTTTAAGAGACTTTCAGACCACAAGCACTACACTATGCCAATGACCAAGATATTAACCAATTACAACGAGGGCAGAGCGAAACGCTGCAAATGCTAATGAGACCATTTGAAATACGCCAATTAAAAGTAAGCAAAGAACAGTACTATGCCCGTCTGGGATTCCAAGACAATGGAAGCCGTGCGCATAAAGAATCTACTGCAAGAGCAGCATTCGTTTCAGCATTCCGAAACCACGCCACGCTCCACGAACTCGGTGAGGCCATAGACAAAGACCATAGCTCGGTGGCCTATGCCGTAAGGATGCACAAAGACCGCCTTATTTACGGGGACTATCAGCACTACTACAAGGTAGCTTGCTGCGTTCTTGAGGAAAACCCGATGGCAACGATTGACAAGCCCGACTTTGAAGCGTTGGAGCAGGAACTAAATAAACTCAACGAGGTGGTAGCGGAGTTATCTAAGTATAAAGAACTATACTTAACTCTTAAACGCACCTTTGATGAATTTTAACGTAGGACTTTACCCAATCTATGGGCTTGTAGTTGGGGCTAACTGGTCAAAGACCGACTACCTTGAAGAGGATATTGTGATGCACACCGTTCAGTTTGCCCTGTTTGTGATAATCGTAGAAATCACTTGGGACTCCTCGCAGTATTAGCAAAGCGGCAGACCGATTGGATTCGGATGTGCAAGAGCTTTGGGGCGAGCGATGACCTTGCCCAAGAGCTTGTGCAGGAGATGTACGTTCGGTTGTACAAATACGTTGATGATGCCGAGAAGATAATGTACAACGAGACGGAGGTCAACACCTTCTTCGTTTACGTTACGCTTCGCAATATGTACGCTACCTTGATGCGCCAGAGAGCAAGATTTGAATTCGTAGACGTGGACATCCTTGAGGAGTTTATATACGAGGAGGCCAACGAAGATGCAGAGGTGCAGCTCATCCAACTATACGACAGGGTGTGGTCAACCCAAACTGACTGGCATTGGTACGACAAAAAGATATTTGCCTTGTACCACAACACCGATATGTCAATTCGCACGTTAGCGGATGAGACCAAGATTTCAGCACGTTCCATATTCAACACACTAAAAAATGCAAGAGAGCGAATCCAAGAAGACTGCCAAGACACCTACCAAGCGTACAAAGAAGCCAAGCGGCTTGGGTGATACCATAGAGCAAATCACAACCGCCACAGGCATCAAGGCTGCGGTGGATTGGTTCAGCGAAGCCACAGGAGTTGACTGCGGTTGCGATGCTCGCAAGGAGAAACTTAACAAGCTATTTCGGTACAGGAAGCCTGAATGCTTGACCAAAGAAGAATACGAGTTTGTTGGCAAGATGCGAGGCAGGAACACCGTGACCGCTATTGAGCAGACGGAAGTGAATAGAATCTACAACCGAGTGTTCAAAGACTCCGTGAAGCCGACCAACTGCGGCTCTTGCCTTCGTGGTAGGTTGCAGGAGCTTGAGACATTATACAACGCTTACTAATGAGCGAGCAGGAGTTGTTTGATTATCTCCAAAAAAATCACATACCAGATTTAGAGATGAGCGATGAGCCTATGTCGCATTGGGATTGTTATTCTGCAAAGTATCAATATGACATAGAGTTAAAATGCCGAAGAACGCACTACGATGATTTGCTTATTGAGAAAATGAAGTATGATAATTTAATAACACGAGCTGCGAGGTTTGGCACAACGCCAATCTACATCAACTCCACCCCAGTTGGCATCTATGTTTTTAATTTGTCTGCGGTTGAAATAGATTGGCAGACCAAAAAAATGCCCGCAACAACCGACTTTGCAAGAAAAGAAAAGGTAGACAAGGTTGTTGGTTTCTTAAATCTAACAAAAGCAAAAAAGATATATGCCAATACCTAAAGTACAAAGCGGTGAAAAGCAATCCGAATACATCCAACGCTGCTTGGAGGCTATCGGAAGCGAGTACCCAAATAAAGACCAAGCAATAGCAGTTTGCTACACACAATTCAGAGAGGGCAAGTAGTCCTCTTTTTTTTATTTATTTTTTATTGGAGTGTGAATAATTAGTAAAGTTGTTATATATTTGGGTATAATTA